GAGACGTACCTGCTGCATACGATGGGAACGCACGCGGGCGAACCGTTCAAGCTGCTCGACTGGCAGCGTGACGACGTGCTGCGTCCGCTGTTCGGCTGGAAACGTGATGACGGCAGAAACCGATTCAACAGGGGGTTAATCTGGACGGCAAAGAAGCAGGGGAAATCAACGCTGTCCGCTGGGATCGCGTTGTTCTATCTGATGACAGCTGGAAAACGTGCGGAGGTCTACGGTGTTGCGAGCGTCCGCGAACAGGCTTCGATAATTTACAGGGAGGCGAGTGCGATGGCGCGTACCTGCAAAATGCTCGCGGGTAAACTCAAGGCGTTTGATTCTAAAAAGCGGATTTTCTACGGTGCAAACAATAGCTTTTATCAAGCGTTGGCAGGTGAGATGATGGCTCGCGGAACGGAGGGCGTGAATCCAAATTTGGTATTGTTCGATGAATTACATGCGTTCCGTTCTCGCGCTTTATGGGAAAGCCTCGCCTATAGTTCCGCAGCTCGTTCCGACTCGCTGCTGTTGAGCGTGTCAACCGTCGGACTCGCCGACCAGTCGCTCATCTGGTGGGAACAGTACGACTATACGAAGAAACTGCTCGACGGTTCGATCATTGATCCGCATTGCTTCGGCTATCTCAGACAAGCCGACGAGGACTGTATTGACGACTTTGAGAAGTGTGGGGATGAGGAGCAATGGCGAAAGGCGATGCCGTCACTGGGTCACACGGTGCAAGTCGAGACGATACGCCAGCACTACACAGAGGCGAAGAACTCACCCGCAAAACAAAACGCGTTTCGTCGGTATCTGCTCAACATCCCGACGCAACAGATTGACCGCGTAGTGCCGATGAGTGAATGGTATAGCTGCCAGTCTGACGTCCCCGATCTCATGGGTAGGCATTGCTTCGGAGGACTTGACCTGGCGAGCCATGAGGATTTATCGGCGTTGGTTTTGTACTTTCCAACCACTGAAGACGGCGAGCCTGCCTTTGTGTTGTCGAATTTCTTTTGTCCGTCCGATAAAATCAAAGAACGAAAAGCGAGCGGCATGGCGTTCTATTCTCAATGGCTCGATGAGGGCTGGCTGACGATAGCCGGTGGCGCGAGGATTGACGCCGAGCCGATCCAAGATGTGATTCGTGAGGCGTCGGAATACTATCAAATTGACCAGATAGGTTTCGATCCCTGGGGTGCGGATGCCGTTGTCAATGACTTAATCGAGGAAGGGATACCACTTGTTGCCGTTGGTCAGTCGATGCGAGGGATGACGACCGGCGTCAGGACTTTACTCGACGATATTGCAGAGGCAAAGATTCACCACGACGGCAACCCTGTCCTGAGTTGGTGTCTCGCGAACTGTGCAAGCGATGAAAAGAGCGACGGCGGGATCAGGTTCAGCAAGAAGAAATCAGCAGACAAGATCGACGGTGCGGTCGCTTTAGCGATGGCACGCGGGCGAGCAGTCGACAACGCAAACAAATCAACCAACCAACCCGAAATATTCTTTTGAGAGATAACCCCCGATGGCGTTACTAAATCGAATCAAGAATCTCTTTGTGCAGGATTCTACTTATCGAACTCCGCACGACTTCCTATTCAAGTCCTCTACCTATGGGCAAAAGTCCGACTCTGGCGAGGTAGTCACCGAGACGACTGCGATGACCCTCGCCTGGGTCTGGCAGGCTGTCAGCACGATAAGCAATGACATCGGACGTCTGCCCGTTGTCTTATTCGATCGCTCAAACGGAGAGCGAGAACGAGCGACCACGCATCCAGCCTACCAGCTTGTAAAGCGGCGACCTAATCCATACATGACGAGCAAGGTCTTTTTCTCGACGCTGACTAAATCGGCACTTCTCACGGGGAACGGACTCGCCTGGATCATGCGCGACCAGCGAGGTATCCCGATAGAGCTGTATCCTTTGGACACCTCAACCGTCCGCATCAACGTCGTCGACAATGAACCCGTCTATCTCGTCCGCTTCAAACCGAGCGACGAGGAAACTGCTGTTAGCCATCGAAACATTTTGCACGTTCGGAATATAAGCTCGACGGGATACTGGGGGCTGGACTGCATATCATTCGCCCGCAACTCGATCGGACTCGGACTGGCAACCGAGAAACATGGCAATCGGTTCTTCAAGAATAACGCTCGACCGTCGGTAGTCCTTGAGACTGCTGGCAATATGGACAAAGAAAAAGCCGACCAACTGCTCGCATCATGGAACGAAATGCACGCAGGCGCAAACAACGCGTATAAGACTGCGCTCTTGACCGGAGGCATGGAGGCTAAGGTTATGAGCATCAATAACGATAACGCTCAATGGCTCCAATCGCGACAGTTCCAACGTCAGGAGATCGCGTCCTGGTTCCTGTTGCCAGCGAACAAACTCAACGACACATCCAGCGTCTCATATTCCAGCGTTGCCGCGTATAATAAAGCGTACCTCGACCAGACCTTAATGAACTGGATCGTTACATGGGAGCAGGAGTTGACCGAGAAGCTGCTGACGACAACACAACGCGAAGACGATCAATTCAATTTTGAGTTTATCACGGCGAGCCTTTTGCGCGCTGATCTGCTCCAGCGTTATCAAGCGTACCAAGTCGGGATCGCTTCGGAGTTCCTGAGTCCGAACGAAGTGCGACGCCTGGAGAACATGCCAGCTCGAGAAGGTGGCGACAGCTTCGTCAACCCGAACACCAAAAGCGGCGACCCACCCGAACCGGCAGCAGAACCAGCAGAGCCAGAAGTCAAGACGACCGACATGGAGCCGTCGCTTCGGGCTTTGCTCGCCGATCGCATGGGCAGAATGATCCGGCTCGAAGTCACCAAAGCGAAACAAGCCGCAACGCGTGAAGCGAACTTCATCAGTTGGCTGGAATTGTTTTATGACACCTTTGGAGAAAAGGTCGAGGAGGCTTTGCGTCCTTGCGTGACGACGGCACAGGCTGCGGGATTTGCGAAGGACTGCAACGTTCACAAACTGACACAGACCCACATCATGGACTCAATTGACAAACTGCTCAACGCGTGCGAGTGCAAACAAGACGAACTAGAAACCAAGATCATCGAGGAGGTCGCCAACTGGGACGACCGAGCCGATGACATCATCAATAGAATTATGGAGAAAAGCGATGGCGAATAAACTGTATATATATGGACAAATCGGATACGAAGTTTCGGCGGATTATATTCGACTCGCTCTGGATGAGTCGACCGACGGCGACCTTGAGCTGCGGATCAATAGCGGCGGCGGTGATGTGTTCGAAGGTCAAGCAATCTATTCGCTTCTTGAGTCATGGAAAGCGACAACCGGCGGAAGGGTCATCGTCTACATCGACGGAATCGCTGCCTCAGTTGCCAGCGTGATCGCGATGGCTGGCTCCGAGATTCACATGAGCAGCAACGCGTTGATGATGATTCACAACCCGTGGACGCCTGCGGCTGTCGGTGGGTCGGACGACCTGCGTGACCTTGCCAACGTACTCGACAAGATACGCGAGACGATCGTGACCGTTTACGAAACTAGATCGGGCATCGACCGCGATGCGATCGGGTTAATGATGGATGAGGAGACATGGTTCACCGCTGCCGAGGCTGTGAACTTTGGATTCGCTGACCAGGTAGTCAACGCCTCAGAGGAAACGCTCGCATCAATTAAGGCGTTCAATTATGTCAACGCGCCGGACTGGGTTCATGCTGTTGAGCCTGTCGAGGATGACGTCGCTGAGCCGGTTGCGGTTCGTCGAAGTCTCGCAAAGGCGAAACTAGCGGCAGACCGTTGTTGCAATAAAAACAGCAAGCATTAAAAAGAATAGATAAGCCTAGCCCTTATCCAGTCGCCGTCAGTCGTCTCCTCATCAGCGGACGCGTGAACACGACACCCAAACCTAAATATAAAATCAATCACAGAAGGAAATTGTCAGATGACACTAGAAGAAATCAGAGAACGCATCGTCGAGATGCAAGAAAAAATGCAAGCCGTTATCGCTGATGCGGAAGACCTCAATCGCGAATTGACCGAAGACGAAGGCGAGGAAATCGACGCCATCATTGACGAGATCGAGAACAAGCTGCGCCCACGCGAGGCACGCATGGAAAGAGTCGAAGCCGAGAAGCAACGCATCGCTCTGGCACAAACGCCAGTCGTCGCGGTGCAAGCCTCGACGCCGTTGCCAGCCGTGCCAAAGTCGCACCGCAAACTCCGAGCGTTTGACAGTGAACAGGACGCCTATCGTGCTGGCTTGTGGTTCAAGGCTGCGTTTTTGAACGACAGCGAAGCCAGTCGTCTATGTAACGATTACGGCATCCTCAACGTAGCGACCGAGGGAACGGACTCCGCTGGTGGTTATCTTGTGCCTGATGAATTGTCGTCAGCCATTATCGCTGTTCGTAATCGAGCAGGCGTTGCTCGTCGAATTTGCAAAGTTGTAGGCATGTCCAGCGACGTTATGAACATTCCAAAAGTGACCGGAGGGCTGACGGTTGACTACCCCGCAGAAGCAGCAGCGATTTCAGATTCGCAGCAAATTTGGGGGCAAGTTTCCCTCGCAGCCGTAAAACGAGCCGTGATCTCACAATGCTCAAACGAATTGTTGTTTGACTCAGTGATTTCGGTTATCGACGACCTGGCTGTTGCTATCGGAAACTCGTTCGCGGTGCAAACCGATAATGAGTTAATCAATGGAGACGGATCAGCAACTTTTGGAGGGGAGACTGGGCTGACTGCTATGGCTGCCGGTGGAACGACGCAGCTGGCGTCATCGAATACTTCATTCGCTGACATCACCCTGTCCGATCTGAATACACTTGTCGGCACAATGCCGGATAAGTATTATGGATCAGCGACTCCAACCTGGTTGATTGGGCGGCAAACCTGGTCAAGCTATGTTCAGGCTCTAGTCTATGCAGCCGGAGGGAATACGATTTTCGATCTAGCTGCGGGGGCATCGCCTCAACTATTTGGATTTCCCGTAGAAATTTCAGATCAGATGCCGTCGGATGGTGCGCAGACGTTCGCCTGTTTCTTCGGAAATTTCAACGATGCCGTGGTCATAGGCGATCGCGAGGACATCGAAATCTCTGTCAGCACGGAGGCATATTGGGAAAATGATATAACAGCGATCAAGGGAACGACTCGCTACGATATTAACGTTCACGATATGGGCGATGCTAGTGACGCTGGTGCGGTCGTTGGTTTGAAAACAGCAGCAAGTTAATCCTAATTTGGGGAATTACGATATGACGATACGATTGAAATTTGAAAAAGAATGGAGAGCGTATCGCGCTGCGAAAAGTTACGACGTCCCGAAGCCGCTGGCTGATATTTTAATCAGTCGCGGCTTCGCCGTTGTAGCACCTAAACCCAAACCAAAAGCAAAGAAGGCACGCAAACGAAAGACCCCTACAGATGGCACTGACAAAAACCCGTGACTATTGCTCTGTTGTTCCTACCGTTAAACCGATTTTTCTGGAGGATATTCGTCTTCATATTGGGCTGGACGACAATTACTTTGATTCGCAACTTGACGACCTCATTTCGGTCGCCACGCAACGCATAGAACAGGACACAAGACGCAGCCTCATCACGCAGACGCGCGTCCTATCTTTTGACACCTTCCCGACAAACGGGATAATCGAACTGCCGAAAGCACCCGTCCAAAGCGTGACCAGCGTGACCTATGTGGATACCGCTGACGCGACTCAAACCTTGTCAGCGTCCACGTATTCGGTCGATTCAAGCAACACACCGAGCCGGATCGTCCTCAATGATGGCGAATCGTTCCCCACAGTGCGAGGACACTACGATGACATCAAGGTGACGTATGTGTCAGGATACGGCTCAAGTGTCGCCAGCGTCGATCCTGTGGCGAAATTTGCGCTCAAGATGCTCGTCAGCCACCTATTTAACGCGCCATCGGTCACAGCTCACGGATCGGTCAACGTCGTTCCGGTCGGATACGAGTCTCTGATTGATTCGCTCAAATGGGGGCAGTATCCATAATGCGAAGAATGAAACAACGCATCACAATCGAGAAGCGATCGACCAGCGTTGACGACGCAGGTCAGCAGTCGACGACCTGGAGCGAGGTGCGTAATTGCAACGCGGACGTCTGGGATCGCGGCGGCACACAGACGAAGATGGGAACGCAAGAGGTCGGGATTGTCGACACGGTTATCATCATCCACTATCCGCACGAAGACGAGTTCCCGACGCCAGAGATGCGGGTCAAATACGACTACTTTACTCGAAGCCGAACGCTCAACATTATCAGCGTTCAGCATCAAGATGCGAGATCGCGAGAACTCTGGCTTTACTGCAAGGAGGATGTCTGATGGTTTGGAAAGCACCACCGCGATCGGGTCGCGTGCAGATGGGACAAGGCAAGGACGCCTTTGTCTTTGAAGTCACAGGCATCAAAGAACTCGACGAACGTCTGGACAAAATGGATAACAAAATGCGTCGGAGCATTGGAACCAAAGCATTGAGACAAGCGACGCACCTAGTCCGCGATACAGCCAGGCGTCTCGTCCCTGTTGATAGTAAGGCTCTCAAGAAGGGAATCGCAACCCAGACAAGAAGCCTCGAAAAGTGGGAACGCCTCGCAGGTCATTTTGCAATGAAGGTCGCACAGTCCAGAAGAAAAAAGATGAAGCTGAGATATATCACTTTCGTCGAGTTGGGCGTACCTGCTTACGGTCGCGAGGGAACGCATTTCCTCAAACATGCCGCAATGATGGAAAAG